GATCAGGATGAGTATGAGGACGAAAACGGGGACGAAGGCGATGAGCCTGACCTAGCAATCATGATCGGGGGCAAGTGATGAAAAAGCCGAGCAAATCCGCATCCAAAGTGGCCCAAGTCATGAAGGAATTTAAGGCCGGAACGCTTCATGCTGGCGTCAATCCAAAAGGGCCGAAAAAGGCACCGTTGGCTGGTAGCCGCAAACAGGCGATCGCGATTGCTTTGTCAGAAGCTGGCAAGTCGAAGAAGAAATAAGGATCGAAATCATGGCGAACCCCGTCCAGTCATTCGGCGCTTACAATCCCGATCTGATCCCGATCAGTGCGGATGGCGTTCAAAACTCGTCTTACAACAGTGAGACGGGATTTTTGACGCCTGATGAAGTGCCAATGACGGACGAGGAGTTCCGTTATCGGGTTGCCCAGGCGATCGAAGACGCCTCAACCTACATCGACAGCTACATCGCGCCTCAACGTGAGACCGCGATGGAGTACTATCTTGGCGACTACTTCGGAAACGAAGAGGAAGGTCGCTCTCAGGTCATCATGACAGAGGTGCGCGACACCGTTTTGTCCATGATCCCGTCTTTGCTGCGCATCTTCACCGGCGGCGACAAGATTTTGGAGTTCATCCCGAAGTCCGCCGAGGATGTTCAGTCGGCTGAACAAGCCACTGACATGATTAACTACATTTTCATGCAGGAAAACCCCGGTTTCCGCATCCTTCACGATGCAATCAAGGACGCTTTGATCCTCAAAACCGGCATCCTGACGTGGTATGTGCGCACCGATGAGTCAGTCGAGTATTATTCCTATTCTGGCATAACGCAGGCCGAGGCTTCCTTCATTGCGCAGGATGCCGAGGTCTCCGTTGAGACCTATACGGAAGAGACTGACTTGATGACGGGTGAACAGCGCATCACCATGACCATCAAAAGGACCAAGCGGACGCCTCGCTATGTCGTCGAATGCGTTCCGCCTGAGCAATTCCTGATCGACAACGAAGCCACCTGCATTGCGGACGCAATCTATGTGGCCCGCCGCAAGCTGACGACGATTTCTGAGCTTGTTTCGATGGGTTATGACCAGACGATCATCGAGGAAAACGCTGGGACCGGCGGTTTCGAGATGAACAACGAAGTTCTGGCTCGAAATCCTGCCGATCAGTCGTTTTTCGGTCTTACTGCGCAGAACGATGAGTCAACGACGAAGGTCTTCTATGTCGAGAGCTACATTCGCATCGACAAAGACGGCGACGGCATCGCCGAATTGCACAAGGTCTGCTCAGTTGGCAATGGTTCCTATATCTTGCACGATGAAGTGGTGCAATATGCGCCGTTCTCACTGCTTGAACCTGATCCTACGCCACACACGATCTTCGGTAAGTCAATCGCCGACCAGACGATGGACTTGCAGCTTATCAAGTCATCCATCATGCGTAACACGCTCGACAGTCTGGCGCAGTCGATCCACCCCCGCACCGTCATTGTCGAGGGGCAGGTTAATATCGACGATGTAATGAACGTCGAGACGGGTGCAATCATCCGTGCTCGCGCTCCTGGCATGGTGACGCCGCTGGTTGAGCCGTTTGTTGGGCAGCAGGCGCTTGGCGTCATGGCCTATCTCGATGAGGTAAAGACGCAGCGCACCGGCATCTCGCGCACCTCGCAGGGTTTGGATGCTGACGTCCTGCAATCGACAACTCGTGCGGCTGTTCAGGCGCAGTTGTCGGCCTCGCAGGATCGCATCGAGATGATTGCGCGTCTGTTTGCCGATGGTCTGAAGCAGTGCTTCCAAGGAATGCTGCAACTGGTCATCCAGCACCAGGACAAGGCGAAGATGATCCGCCTTCGCAACAAGTTCGTGCCCATTGATCCCCGTGGCTGGGACTCAACCATGGACATGATCGTCAATATTGCCCTAGGCCGCGGCTCCGATGAGACCCGCCTCATGGGTCTGAGCCAGATCGCCCAGATGCAGCAGCAGGCGATCGAGAAATACGGCCCAAACAACCCACTGGTGGATCTCGCGCAGTTCCGCAACACGCTGGCGCAGATGACGACCTTGCAGGGTTTTCAGGATGCATCGCAGTTCTGGAAGGAAGTTAACCCGCAGGAGGTTCAGGCGTTCATGCAGCAGATGGCGGCGGGCTCCAACAAGCCTGATCCGGCGCAGTTGCTGGCGCAGGTCGAGGCCGAGAAGACAAAGGCCGACATCATCATCAATGCGGCCAAGCAAGAGCTGGATCGTCAGAAGGCGATTGCTGAAAACGATCTAAAGCGAGATCAGATGATCGTCAACGCCATGCTTCAGGCTGCGGAGATACAGGCGAAGTATGGCGCCCAGGTCGATATGGCGCAAATCAAAGCCGAGGTCGATCGCCAGCGCACTGAAATCCAAGAGGTGTTCAAGACGGCGCAGGCCTATGCGCCTCCGCCTCCGCAGCCGCAGGCGCCCATGCCCATGATGCCACCGGGGATGCAGTAAATGTCGACCTTCGAACAGGAAGAATTGTGGCGATCGGCGAAGGCGTTGGCGTCTGACAAGGCGTCAAATGCTGTGATTGATCGTCTTGAGCAGCGTTATATCGACGAATGGAAACTATCGGACCCAGACGATCTGGGTGGGAGAGATGCCGCGTATTTCATGATCCGCGCCATAGCCGCGTTTCGGGCAGAGCTGATTGCACTCGCATCAGAGCCAGATGTTACGCGGTTTAACAGCCGCTTGAAGCGGGCTAACTGATGAGGTAACTTATATGTCAAATGCTGAGCAGTCGCAGCCTAGCGAAATCAGCCTAGCAGAAGCCGCCGACCGTATTTCTGCAATGGAAGGCCCTCCGGCCCAAACCAGACCAGATCGAAGGCAGCGGGCTAATGCCGAAGTCGATCAGACAGAGGCGGCGCTTGACGATGCCGGTGAGACGTTCGAGCCAGAGAACGAGGCGTCAGATGATTATTCATCTGAGTTCGACGGCGAGGATGAGGCAGACGCAGGCGCGGACGACAAAGGTGGCAAGAATAAACCTCTTGATCCGAACCGATTAGTAACCGTCAAGATTGACGGAAAGACTGTTGAAGTTCCGTTGAAAGAGGCTTTGGAAGGCTACCAGAGGCAGTCCGATTATTCGCGCAACTTTAACGCGTTAAGGCAGGAGAAACAGCAGCTAGATAGTGAACGGAGCCAGATGCAACAGGCTCTCAGCGCGGCAATCCCGATCTTGCAATCGCAGATCGAACAGGAGCCAGACTGGGTTCGGTTACATCAGGAAGACCCGATCAATTATCCTCTCTATCGGGACCAATGGAACGACCGAAAAAACCAGCTTGCAAGGATGCAGCAGGAACAGGCCCGTCTTCAGATGGTTCAGCAAGAGCAGGAACTGGTTGCAAGACGGCAACTTGTTGAGGAAGGCCAGAAGTATCTGGTTTCAACCTTCAAGGAGTGGTCCGATCCAGAGAAAATGCAGGCTGGAACCAAGAACCTTCGCGAGTACGGCCAGAAAGCTGGCTTTACCACTGAAGAATTGGCCCAGGTGTATGATCCTCGTTATGTCGTCATCCTTGAAAAGGCCAGACGATATGATGCGCTAAATGCTAACCGTCCGAAACCGAAACAGGCGGAAGGACCAAGGCCAATGCGGGCAGGCTCCACAGCGTCTAATCCCCAACGCGGTAATGACATGGCGCGAATGCAACAGCGTCTCAAAGCATCTGGCAGCGTCAATGATGCCGCTGCTTTATTTGGTCTGATGGACTCAAGGAGAAAGTAAAATGGCATCTCTCAGCAAAGTCACCACCTACGACGCGGCCAACGAAATCCGCGAAGACCTCTCTAATATCATCTACGACATCAGCCCCGTAGATACGCCTTTCATGTCCAACATTGGGCGCGACACCTGCAGAAACACCTATTTCGAATGGCAGGTTGACGCTCTTGCTGCGGCGAACACTGGCAACGCTGCTATCGAAGGCGCGGCTGCTGGCAACGCTGACTTCACGGATACCGTCCGTGTCGCTAACTATACGCAGATCAGCACTAAGGTTATCTCGGTCTCTGGCACTGATGATGCTGTGGACAACGCAGGAATGCGCACACAGATGGCCTATCAAACCGCAAAAAGTAGCAAAGAAATTAAAAGGGACATGGAGGCTATCCTTACCAGTAACCAAGCTGGCGTGGCTGGTAACAGTTCGTCTACCGCCCGCAAGACGGCTGGTCTGCCTACCTGGCTCATCACCAACTCGCAGGCCAACGCTGCTACGGTTTCGGCCATGTCTGGTTCCGGCGGCAACGGCTATCCCGGCACCGCTTGGACCGGCCTTTCCACCTCGACGGACGTTGCTCTGACCGAGACCATGCTCAAGACTGCTATCCAGCAGGTCTGGGAGCAGGGTGGCGACGCCAAAATGTTCATGACGAACGCCTACAACAAGACGGTGGCGTCCGCGTTTGCTGGCCTATCCCAGCAGCGTCAGATGAACACTGGTGTTGCTCCGCTCAAGATAATCGCGACGGCTGATATTTATCTCGGGGATTTTGGGGAGGTGAGCATTGTACCAAATCGCTTCCAGCCCGGTAACTTTGCTTTCGTTCTTGATCCGGAATATATCAGCGTTAGTTACCTTCGTCCGTTCCAGACCTTCGACATCGCCAAGACTGGCGACTTCGACAAGAAGGAAATGGTTGTCGAGTACGGCCTCCGCATGAAGTCTGAAAAGGCCAACGCGGTGATCGCCAACATCATCGCTTCCTAAGCGACACGGGAGCCGGGGCAATCTCCGGCTCCCATTCTTTCGGGAGAGACTGATGGCTGAGAATTTCGCGCCGGGTTCCTTTGAACTGGCCTATGACTCGCTCACTGGCACACGCCAGCAGATGCACTTCACTACAGACAACAAGATCGTCCTTGAGACCACGACTGAAATCGACCAGATTGCCGAGCAAAACAAGGCGATCCGCAACGACATCAGCCGGACTGAAAAACTCCCAGATGGGATGGTCAAGGTCGCATCAATTCCCATGCTGCTCTATATGGATCTGCGGCAACGTGGTATCCTTGGCGACAAGGCCGCTCTGCGGAAATGGCTCGCATCTGACGAGGCGACGCCATATCGGACGCACTGGATCAAAAGCTAATGGGCACGATCACAAACTATGCCACATTGCAGTCAACGATTGCGGATTACCTCAATCGAACTGACCTGACGTCTCAGATCCAGACGTTTATTCAGTTCGTAGAGGCTGATCTCAACAGCCGCCTGCGTTGCCGGGAGATGATCGTCAACGCCACGGCATCCGGGGATGGCTCGTTTGTGGCGCTTCCTCCTGATTGGCTTGAAGCCATCAACATGATGATTGTTGGAGGGCAAAGCCCCCTGCGCTACATCACGCCGGATGAAGCTGACATCGTCAATAAGGCTCAGGTCTACACCAGCACCAGGTTCTACTCGATGACCACTGGCATCATCGAGCTGGTCCCTCCGTCTGCTGACGAATTGACGATTGATATGGTGTATTACGGAAAAATTCCAGCGTTGTCGGATACAAACACGACGAACTGGCTTTTGACCAAGGCTCCAGACGTCTATCTCTATGGCGCACTCAGCCATGCCGCTCCATTCCTGATGGATGATGCTCGAATGGGCACATTTGGGCAGATATACCTTTCTCGCGTTCAATCGTTGCAGGATGAATCACAGAAATCGCTGCATAGCGGATCGCCGCTGGTCGCAAGGCCAACTCGTGTCTATGGATAAGGAGCTATCATGTCAAAATCAGACGCCTTCGAAAATTCGCTGCTGAAGCTAATCTTCAATGGAACGGCAATCGCCAATCTCGCTGACAATGCTGCATCAGCTCCGCTGACCAATCTCTATGTTTCGCTTCACACGGCAGATCCTGGCGAGGCTGGAAATCAGTCAACCAGTGAAACAGCATATACTGGATATGCTCGTGTAGCGGTTGCTCGCACGACTGGCGGCTGGACGGTGACAAACAACAGCGTGTCACCTGTCGCCAACATCGACTTTGGAAACTGTACTGGCGGATCGTCAAGCACTATTACATATTTCGGAGTTGGCACTGCATCGAGTGGTGCAGGCGTCCTATACTACAGCGGCACTGTTACGCCATCCATCACTGTCAGTTCGGGCGTGACGCCTCGTCTGACAACTTCCTCAACAATCACTGAGGACTAAAGCCGATGGCTTTCATTACAGCAGATCGTGTTCGAGACACATCGAGCACGGCTGGATCTGGCGCGTTTTCCGTATCGGGAACTGCGCCGACCGGCTATCGGACGTTTTCTGCTGTTTTGTCCGTCAGCGACACTTTTTATTACTGCATCCAGCATCAAACTCTCGACGAGTGGGAAGTTGGGCTTGGAACCTATACGTCCGCGAACACGTTCAGCCGAACGACCGTCTATTCGTCATCGAATGCTGGATCGACCGTCACGTTTTCGGCAGGAACTAAAGACGTATTCATCACTATGGCGGCGTCTAGGTCTCCGCAGTTGAATGCGTCTGGTAACGTGACAGCACTAGGGACGCCTGTTTCAGCGACACTGACAAATGCCACGGGATTGCCACTTACCACAGGCGTGACAGGTGTTCTGCCGTTTGCTAATGGCGGCAACCTGGCATGGCAGTCCGTTCAGACGGGCAGCTTCACGGCTGTAGCTGGTAACGCATATCCAGTTAATACGACCTCTGGTGCGGTAACAGTCACGCTTCCTGCATCTCCTGTTGCTGGGCAAGTTGTTCACATTACGGACTATGCCGGAACATTCAATACCAACAATGTAACTTTAGGAAGAAACGGTTCAAACATAAACGGACTTGCAGCTAACGCTGTTCTTTCAACAGGAAGGTCAAGCGTCAGTATCGTTTATATTGATTCAACACAGGGCTGGCTTGCATATTCATCAGTTGCAAGAAGTCCCTTTAATTATGAGGCGACATACCTCGTTGTTGCGGGTGGTGCTGGTGGCGGCGGGTTTGGCGGCGGCGGCGCTGGTGGTTATCAAACTTCAACTGCAGTTTTAGCAAATGGAACTTCTTATACCATTACGGTTGGTGGCGGCGGCGCAGGAGGCGCAGTTAGCGCTAGAGGAACAAACGGAAACAATTCCGTTTTTAGTAGTATTACATCTACCGGCGGTGGCGGCGGTGGCGCGTCAAGTAATACCTTGCAGAATGGCTTGTCTGGCGGCTCAGGTGGTGGGGCTGGGACCGCATCAACAACTCCGTTTGCTACTGGTGCGGTTGGTTCAGGAACGTCAGGGCAAGGAAACAATGGCGGCCTTGCCGTAGCAACTGGCGGAACTGCTGCTGGAGGTGGTGGGGGCGCATCTGCAGTTGGCGGCGCTGGTGTAAGTACAACGGGCGGATCTGGAGGCGCTGGTTCTGCGTCTTCAATTACCGGGTCTTCTGTTACTTATGCTGGCGGTGGTGGCGGTGGCGGTCAAGTTACGCGAGGTTCAGGCGGTGCAGGCGGTGGCGGTGCTGGAGCGCAGCAAACGGGTAGCCTTGCTGGCGTGGCCGGTACTGCGAATACGGGTGGCGGCGGCGGCGGCGGATATAGTGCAAGTTTTGCGTCGGGGGCGGGTGGCTCTGGGGTAGTCATTCTTTCTGTTCCAACAGCAAACTATAGCGGCACCACAACAGGTTCTCCGACAGTTACGACCAGTGGTAGCAATACCATTATGACGTTTACGGCTTCAGGGAGCTACACGGCATGAGCCACTTCGCCAAAGTTCTGGATGGCAAGGTCATCCAAGTGATCGTCGCTGAACTAGATTTCTTTGACATGTTTGTCGATAGCTCGCCCGGTCAGTGGATACAGACCAGCTACAACACTCGTGGAGGGGTTCACTATGGGTTGGATGGTCAACCCGATGGTGGCGAGGCTTTGCGGGGCAACTACGCTGGCATTGGCTATATCTACGATCAGGCCAATGACGTTTTCTATCCGCCGCAGCCCTATCCGTCATGGACGTTGAGCCAGACAACATGGAACTGGGAGCCGCCAGTGCCTTATCCGACTGACGGGCAGGTGTATCAGTGGGATGAAGCTCAGGGCAACTGGACCTTGATCGAGGGGCAGGAATAATCATGGACACGCAGAACCTATTCAATCTTGTAGCCGGTTCAGCCATCGGGATTGGAGGATGGTTTGCGCGTCAATTATGGGACTCGGTTCAGGTATTGAAGGACGATGTTCATCGGATCGAAGTCGATATGCCAAAAACCTATGTCATGAAGGAAGACCTAGACAAGCGCATGGAGCACATTGAATACATGTTTCAGCGCATCTACGATAAGCTTGATGGCAAGGCAGACAAATAATGGACCCGATTACTATCCTTGCAATCGCCAAGGGAAGCTATGAAGCCATCAAGGGCGGTATCGCCGTTGGCAAAGAGCTTCAGGGGATGGCGAAGGATTTAGGATCGCTGTTTGATAGCGTCGCCCATATCACGCGTATCGCCGCAGAACCTCCAAAGGCCAGTTTGCTATCTGGCAAGACCGCCGAACAGATGGCGATGGAGGCCTATGCGGCCAAGGCTGAAGCAGATCAGATGATGGCTGATCTCAAGAACCACTTTATCAGTGAGTTTGGCCTTGCTGCATGGGACGAGGTTGTCGCCGCCACAACTCGGATCAAGAAAGAAATAAGGGCGGCTGAAGTCAAAGCCGCCAACGAAAGGGCCGAGATGATGGACGACGTTGCTACCTGGAGCGTTGGCATCATCCTGTTTGCTACAGTTCTAGCCATCCTCGCGCTGCTATCAATCGCAATCTTCCATTGAGGTGATTACATGGGCTTGCTCGATCAATTTGGGCCGCTGCTTGGGCAAGTAGCACCTACCATCGCAACAGCCCTAGGAGGCCCGCTGGCTGGCATTGCGGTCAAGACCATATCCAACGTGCTGCTGGGTCATGAAAATGGCTCCGAAGACGACGTGAAGGCTGCAATGGCCGTCGCAACGCCAGATCAGCTTGCCGCATTGAAGAGGATCGACGCAGATTTCAAAATCCACATGAAGGAGTTGGATATTGATCTTGAGCGGATCGCCGCAGGTGATCGAGATAGCGCCCGCAAGCTGCAATCAGAGACTAAGGACTGGGTTCCAAAGCTTCTGGCAGTCGTCATCACAATCGGGTTCTTTGGCATCTTGGTCTGGATGCTGTTTCATGGGATGCCGCAGACCGGAACTGAGGCGCTCTTGATGATGCTGGGTGCTCTTGGAACTGCATGGACCGGCGTGATGAACTTCTATTTTGGATCATCGGCGGGGTCGAAGGCAAAAACCGACGCTCTGGCTGCGAAGGATAAGTGAGATGAAAGAGAACTGGGACGCCTGCTTTGATATGGTCATCAAGCATGAGGGTGGCTTTGTCGATCATCCAAAAGACCCAGGTGGCATGACAAACTTGGGCGTCACCCGCAGGAACTGGGAAAACTACCTTGGCCGCGATGTGTCTGAAGCGGATATGCGCTCTCTGACGCCTGATCGCGTCAAGCCGTTCTACAAGGCGCTTTATTGGGACAAGATCAAGGGCGACCAGCTCCCATCTGGAGTGGACTATGCAGCCTTTGATCTGGCGGTGAACAGCGGTCCAGTGAAAGCGGCTAAACTGCTGCAAGAGATTTCCGGCGTTCCGGTAGATGGCCTCATTGGACCACGATCGCTCGATGCAATCCATGCCTGCGATGCCAAGGAAGTAGCGGAAACGCTCTGTGATCTGCGAATGGATTTTCTGAAGCGTCTGTCCACGTTTGAGACGTTTGGCAAAGGCTGGAGCCGTAGGGTGGCCGACGTTAGCGCTAAGGCCGCAGAAATGGTACTATCGGCATAGTCCAATCTTGGAACAGAAATGGCTGATTTCGGCATAGCATCACAACCAATTGCCGCATTTCCCATATCGGGATCGGCGCAGCAGCAGGGTGCTGTGTCCGCCGCCGTTGGGACGGCTGTTGGAACATCAACCGCAACGGCAATAAGTTCTGGAGCCGCGGAGGGAGTTGGTTCTGCCGCGGGAACCTCAACTGCCGATGCTGTTGGCGCGTCTACAGCGGCTGGCGTTGGTTCTGCGGCAGGAACATCGACAGCTAGCGCAGTCAGCGAGGCCGTAGCGGCGGGCGTTGGTTCTGCGGCAGGAACATCTACAGTCACGGCAGTTGGGGCGTCTACGGCGGTGGCTGTTGGCTCTGCGGACGGGACGTCAACGGCGCAGGCTGTTGGGTCGGTCATATCGGCGGCGATCGGATCTGCCGCTGGAACATCGACGGCGGCGGCAGTTGCAACGCCTATAGCAGCGGCGACGGGTTCTGCGGCTGGAACATCGACGGCGGCTGCGGTTGGAGACGGGATCAACTTTGTTACTGGCGTTGGTTCGGCGGCTGGGACTTCGACGGCATCCGGCGTTCTCGCGGCCAACGCCTATATGGTTGGATCGGCTATTGGGATTGGCAATGCAGCAGGCGTTGGAGCCTCTACCGCCGCAAGTGCTGGATCGGCGCAAGGAACGTGTGTAGTATCGGCAGTCGGAAAAGACATTGGCTGGCATCCGATCCCGACGCCATCCGACACATGGGGGCCAGTTCCGGCTCCTACGACATCATGGGGCGTCGCCCCGACGCCTGTTACGTCATGGGGCGTGGTTCCTGCGCCAGAGAACACTTGGAATGACATTCCAAAGCCTCAGAACACATGGCAGCGAGCCGCATAGGAGACAGTTCGATGGCCGATTCATATACCGCAAACCTGAACCTGACGCTTCCAGAGGTTGGCGCAAGCCGTGACTCCTGGGGAACGAAGCTGAATACTGACCTGACAAGCATCGACGCTCTGTTTGCAGCGGCGGGCACTGGAACGTCTGTTGGTGTCAATATTGGGTCAGGCAAGACATTAAGGGTCAATGGCTCGTTTGCTGGGTCTGCAATCCTTGGAGTGGCGCAGGGCGGAACCGGTGCGGCATCTTTAACCGCAAACAGTGTGATCCTCGGGAATGGAACATCTACGGTTCAGGTTGTGACGCCTGGAACCAACGGAAATGTTTTGACCAGCAATGGAACGACCTGGCAGTCTACGGCGCCAGCGGCAAGCATCAGCCTTTCTGCCGATAACACATGGACTGGCATCCAGACGTTTGCCGGAACCAGTTCCAAGGTTGCCGCGGCATTCTACAACATCGTTGAGCCAGCAACGGTCTCGGCCACAGCGGCAACCGGGACCATCAACTATGATGTGACCACGCAATCGGTGCTGTATTACACCAGCAATGCGTCCGCCAACTGGACTGTGAATTTTCGTGGATCGTCTGGGACGTCGCTGAACACGCTGATGACGACCGGACAGATGATTACGGTGGCTTTTCTTGTTACGCAGGGAGCGACGGCTTACTACAACAGCTCCGTTCAGGTGGATGGATCATCTGTCACACCGAAATGGCAGGGTGGCACGGCTCCTACCGCAGGAAATGCGTCATCCGTCGATGTTTACACCTACACAATCGTGAAGACTGGAAGCGCAGCTTTTACTGTCTTTGCTTCTCAGACCAAGTTTGCTTGAGGACATCCAATGCCTACGATCATCACTGAAGGTGTAGCATCGGCTCGCGGCTTTGGGTTTGGCGGATCTGGCGGTTCCGCGCAGCTTGCAGTCTACATTGAAGATGTGTTCTCGACGTATTTGTATACGGGAACTGGAGCTACGCAGACGATCACCAATGGAATTGATTTGTCTGGGAAGGGTGGTTTGATTTGGATGAAAAGCCGTTCTGCGGCTACAGATCATGCGCTTTATGACACGGCTCGCGGGGCTACTTTTGATCTTGTTTCAAATAGTACTGCAGTACAAACAACGCAAGCAACAGGCCTAACCTCTTTCGGATCAACGGGCTTCTCTATTGGCGCTCTGGCGAAAATAAACACAAGTGCTGCGACATACGTTTCGTGGGCTTTCCGCAAACAAGCTAAGTTCTTCGATATTGTGACATACACTGGAACAGGTTCAAACCGAACGATTGCTCACAACCTCGGTTCAACACCTGGGTGCATTATCGTCAAGCGCACTGATATATCTGCTAGCTGGCAGGTCTATCATAAGAACCTTACATCTGCCGCTTATAGCCTCCAGCTGAACCTATCAAATGCTCAGGCGTCCGCTCCGACTGTTTGGAACAGCACCGCGCCAACAAGCAGCGTGTTTAGCGTCGGAACCGATGCTTCTGTTAATGCTTCTGCTGGAACATATGTTGCCTATCTATTTGCATCTAATGCAGGTGGGTTTGGCGTTTCTGGAACAGATGATGCTATTACATGTGGGATATTTTCAGGAGACACAACAGTTAATCTTGGGTGGGAGCCTCAGTTTATAATAACGAAATCATCTAACATAACTTATCCTTGGTATATGTATGATTCAATGAGAGGGATGACGGTTGATGCTGGGGATCAGTATTTTACAGCCAACTCCTCTACTTCTGAAGGGTCATCAGGGGCGCCCTCATTCATTGCACCAACAGCCACGGGCTTTATTACAAGTACATACACAGGATCAAACGAAATATACATCGCCATCCGTCGCGGCCCGATGAGGACGCCGACGAGCGGAACGAGTGTGTTTAAACCTATTGCGGTTAACGCAGCAACTGGGACGGCTCAAACGACAGGTTTTGTGATTGATAGTCAATGGAAAGCGAAGCGCGCTACCGATACGTTAAACACTTCTATCGATGACAGATTGCGCGGTGTCAGTACAACGACAACGTCGTCTGGAAATTATTTGATAACATCAGGCACAGCTATAGAAGACACAACAAATGCAACGACACGGTCTTGGAACAACTCTGGGTTTCAAATCCCAACATATTATGGGTCAGCTAGTGATATTTTTTGGAGTTTTGGCCGCGCTCCCGGCTTCTTTGATGAGGTGTGCTATGCGGGAACTGGTTCAAATACAACGCAGACGCACAATCTTGGTGTTGTGCCAGAACTCATGATTGTGAAGGGTAGATCTGGCGCAACCGCATGGCAAGTTTACTCAAGTGCGTTGGCAAACACTGAATATCTTGTTCTCAATA